TTCGTCGTATTTGATCATCTTGTTGTTCAGAAACACTTTCTTCCCGCCCAACTTGAAGTCCTTATTCATGTTGTTATAAGCCAGATCCACACCCTTCAACACATCCAGCGCATTGGCGTACACCGAAATCCCAAGCGGAGTATCTTCATCGATGTTATTCGCAATATTCGGTTTCAGAATCGAGAAGAACGGTACCGGAGATCCCGTATAAATCACCGGTGCTACGTGCTCTGGAGGGTCTACTTCTTTCAGTGCCCCTTCTTCTTCTTCGAAATAATGGTTTTCGATTTTGTAAAGTCCATCTTCCAGCAGGTGCAGCTCCAGATACACCATGGTCTTTCCGCGCTTCATTTCAGCAGACCAGAAGGCCGCTTCTGTGATTTCATCAAATTCTGTGCTGAGCGGGATGATATGCTCTGCAGTCAGGCAGTCCACATACACCTCTGCATCCGGGGACGGCATGATGTTCCCGTCATCTGTCACATTCAGGTTCTTCAGTCGCAATACGAACACGCCGGTTCCCGTTGCGAACGCTTTTTCTCCCAGCATGTTTGCTCTATCCCAGAACTTCGTCTTATCGAACACGCCGTCGGTATCTTCCGTCCCTTCGACTCCATGGCTGCCAAGAAGAAACTCAGCTGCTTTATCATCTCCCAGAGTCACTTCGGTCGCTTCATTCAGCAGGATCGCCGCCCAGTCTTCGCATACCTTTTTCGCCATCTGAAGGCCGTAAAGTTCACGCTTGATTTCTTTCCCGTCGTATCCAATCTCTACGAACCGGTGGAATTTCTCGTCGAATCCCATCCACCACTTCTTCCAGATCGCAATCTTGGAATAGTAATCGGAATCCAACTGATACCCGCGGGTCTTATTCAAATAATCAATGATTGTATTGATCGTCATCGTCTTGCCTCCTGTGGCAGTAGTTTCCTCATGAATCGTTCCCAGGAGTATTCCCAGGCGTCTAATATATCAATATCCGAACTGAAGTTATCCAGCCGAACATCTTTTCCGTTCTCTGCCGCTTTCTGATCCCAAACTGCAGCGGCTAATCCGGCCGGAAGCAATGTGCACATATCGCTGATCAGCATCCGACCGGAGTTCAGCAAGGTATTCCCGCAATAAATTCTCTGAACGATTTCGTTCTTCGCTGCGTCTTTGATGTCCGCTGTGATTCCGACCCGTCGACATGCTTTGTACAGACTGTTGATCAGGTATTGCGCTTCGTTATCCGCAAACACATACCGAATCGGGATGTTCGGGAAGTCTTTTTCCACGCGCCGGAAAAAGCTAATGAATTCGGAATTGACCTTCTCTGAGTCGATATCTCCTTTTCTCCCCGGAATCGCATAGTCTTCCAGGGCAATCACGCGCTGAAACCCATATTCGAATCCCGATGCAACAAAGGTCGTCTTTGAACGATTTCCCCCAAAGTCGATTCCGATGCTGATGAACATCAGCCGTTCGCATAAATCGCTTCGAACTTCTGCGGAAGCCAGCTCCAATGTGTACTTTTTGGAATTCTCTGCATACTGGTTATAGATCGCACCCTCTGCAACATACCAGAGGCCCAGAATGTATCGTTTGAAGAACACCCCGCTATACATCTGGTGATACGCTTCTTTGATCCGATCCGTAAGACTCAGATTGTCGTCCATGGTGAAGTGCAAATAAAGAAAGTCCTTTATTTCTTCACCCCGACTTCGCAGTTCATCTGCTTTCTCTTTTCCCAGGTACCCTATCGATTTATTGATCCAGTTGACTTTAAACCAGTGGTGCGGTCCCTGTGGGTTACAGTTAAACCACATTTTAGATCCGTCCACAGAACATCGACCGGTGGCCTGGTTCACGAAGCTTTCCGGCATCAGCGCCACTTCATCGAAGAAGATACCCGCCAATGTGATCCCCTGGATCAGGTCCTGGCTGCGTTCGTCTTTACCTCCGAAGATGTAAAAATAATTCGTTATGCCTTTTCTGGTAATCACGATCAGGTTATCCGCTCGCAGATCTTTCACTCTGTATCCACGAGACCTTAGCATCAGCTTCAATACGTCCAGAACATTTCTCCGAAATGCGCCTATCGTCTTTCCGCACATTGCGAACGTTTGTTCCTCGAAGCTCTCCATGGCCCAGAATACAAAAGACAGCGCCATTGACACTGTCTTTCCTGATCTGATTGCTCCGTCAGCGATGATTCCACGCCGATGGGATATTCCCGACTCTGGCAGCCACCACGTCAGGATCTTCTTTTGCTTTTTGCTGAATGGTTGGAATCTAAAAACCGCTTTCTTTATTCTTCCCACGGTTCAACCTCACCCTTTAATGCTTCCAGGAAACCATCGTCTTCATGCTCAGTCTCCGCATCTTCGCCGCGGATCTTCGAAGTCGCTGCCTTGATGTGGTCGATTCGCGCTCGCTGTTCCTCGGTAGCCATGTCCATGTGGTCTGCCAACCACGAAAGCGCCTTCTGTTTATCCTGCAGCTTGATCTTAAATCCATTTCGGCCTTGACTCACTTCTGATATCAGCGCGCCGTCAACCTCTGCAGAATCCTTGGCATATACCACATTGATTTTCTCTTTGAGATAGCTTTTCTCTCCTGTCTCTGGATCTTTTACTTCGATCGGCCCGTTCATCCCAATCACATACCGTTCTTTCTGGCCGAATTCCACATAATCTGTGATATCTGCAAAGGCGATATCCATGTATTTTTCGAAGATGTCTTCTGGCTCCAACATGGCCTTGCTATAACGCATCTTTTTGAGTCTGGAAATTTCATCTCGAATCCGAGTATTTCCGAGTAATGCTGGGCCGTTGGTCAAGGCCGTAGCATAGCTGCATCCATAGGCCTTTTGGTAGGCTTTCGTGGCATTAAAATTTTTTGAATATAGTAAACAAAAAAATTGCTGTTTCTCATTCAGGTCGGAATCCGCGAGTTCTTCTACCTCCGGTTCGACCTGTATTTTTTCATTCCGAACGTTCGTTTTGAATTCCGAACGTTCGCTTTCATTTTCACCCCATTTATAGGTGCTTTTCCATCTTCGAACTGTGCCCTCCGGTTCCCCCAGCAATTCGGCTATTTCTTTCAGTTTCTTTCCCTGAAGGAATAGGGCTTTTGCTTTCCCTGCCTTCGGATTCGGTGCCCTAGCCAAACCGCATCACCTCGCATTGCCGTCTATAAGCATCCTGCTTCTTCGAAAGCTTTAAACATCTTAGGCGACTGGATCGCAAACCAGTCTACCATTTCCTCATTGGTCGCCCACGCTCCATTCGTCGACATACTAGATCCATCCAAGCCGGATTCATACAAAAACGCATGCACGATTTCATGGCGAGTAACCTTTTTCCGATATTGCTTGAGGTCCAATTTGTCCATGGCCTCCCATTCTTTTTCTTCGACTACAATCACTTTGATCGAACTATCCATGTATCCATCGCATTGTTCCAGATTTTTATCATCCTCTCTTTTGCGATATTCAATTTTATAATTCGTACCTAAAACATCAATTTCCATTCCATTTCCCTCTGCATAGTAAAACACCGCGGATGGATATCTGCGGTGTTTTGGTCTTACTCTTAAATTATCAGGAAGGAAAAAGTCCCTTTTTCCTTGGATGCAGGAGACGGATTCGAACCGCCGACCTTAAGGTTATGAGCCTTACGAGCTGCCAACTGCTCTACCCTGCCATGTATGCCGGTCTTTCCCGGCTATCAGCGCCATTACCTATTTTCAACGAAAGGGTCATAGGAGTCCGCAAAGCCCTGTCCAGATGGCTTTGCTTGTATACACTATACCACACAAAAACCGGGCAAAAGCGGGCAACTTTACGAAACCCGGTTAATAAATTCCCGAATAATTCTTCTTGCATGGTCTGGATCCACGTTATTCCTCTGACCTACTGCGGCCCAACACAAGCAGTCGATGTATCTGGAACGCAAGATCTCCCGTGTCCGCGGATCCTCTGCGCGTGCAATGATTTCCTCCGCATCTCTTCTGGCTTTCAGCCCTTCTTCAATTCGCTGGTCAATCTGATACTGCAGTTCCGTAA